CAGCGTGGTGGTCTTGCCGGTGCCGGGGGGACCGAAATATCTAAACATACTTTCGCCTCATATGGACATCGATTTCATAGCCCAGCGCGTCGAGGATGTTTTCGATCTTCTGGACAGAAAGCTGGTGCGGCGTCTTGATGTTTTCGTATTCGCACAGAGTGCGTTGCGGCATTCGTGCGCGGATCGCCAGCTTCTTCTGGCTGATGCCGCGTTCCTTGCGAAGTTCTCGGAGTAACTGGGGCCAGTTGGTACTCAAAACGGAACATCCTCCTCATCAAAGCGGGTGCTGAACTCCTCATCAATTTGAGCAAAGGCCGGGATCGACCAGCAGCGCACGGTGCGTCCCTTGATACGGAACTGCTCGGCGTGTCCGCCGATATCTCTCAGACGCTGGGCGATCTTGTTCGACCTGTAATCGAAGAATTTATTTCTTTTCAGGTAAGCCTCGAAATCCTTGAGGCGGAAATAGGTGCGGCCATCGTCCTCGTTGGTCCATGGGCGACGGAGCAGGATCTCTTCCTTGTCGAGCGCGGCCTGCATGTGCGTGGTGAATTCCTCCAGGAGGTCATAGAACTGGCCTCGGAGGCTCGTATCCTCCGGCGTCGAGATGATCGCGCCCTCGGTTTGAAGCATTTGCGAGAGGAGGCTGTTGATCTGGGCTTCCCATGCAGCGCGGGTGACCGTCCTCGGCATGAAATTGATCTGGTCCATGCACAGTACCTGAAAGCGGAGCTGTCGTTGCAATCCCTCGGTGTCGAGTTCGACCGGATTTCCGTTCACGTCGAGGAACCAGAGCGGCGGCTCCGAATCCATTTTGCGCAAATTGGCAACGGACGGCGTGTTGGCCCCGCCACCGACGCCGTGCTTGCGTGAGCGGCACAGGTCCTTGTTGCAAAAGTTGATGATGGGCTGGTCGGAGCACTTGTATTGATAGTCTTTCTTTTTTAGCTGCTCCGCGACGAGGTTGACCTCCTTGAGGTCGAGCGGCGGCTGCATGATCCTCTGGTTATATTCGAGGATGCGCTTTTCCCAGTCGTCGGGGTGGGCCTTGCGCAGGTAGACGCCCAGATTAAAGAGGCCGTTATTTCTTGTGCCCTCGGGGAAGCCCTGTCGCAGAAGAGCCTGAAGACAGGGAGGCCCATCGGGCAGCTTTTCGTCCACCTGTACGACAGGTTGGGATAGCAGCGCGTCGAGGCCATCCTCGCTGATGGTGGCGGCTTCCGCCATGTCGAGGAATTCTTCCAGCGTCGCGGCGGTGCCGTCTTCCTTGACGGCATAGCGCAGACCCGTTTCGGCGTTGAAGTAAGGGAGGTTGAGGAAGTTTCCGGTGTCGCCGCGCTCTACGAGTAACTTTATTTGTTTTGGGAAGATCTCGGTGCTGGCGGCGTAGCCAAGCTCGCTGGCAAGCTCCTTGAGCTTGTTCTGGAGTTTTTCCGCGCCAACGGTTTCGGTAAGAAACATGAACAAATGCCCGCCGCCCGACTTGCTGCGGCAGACGATGAGCGGGAGCTGAAGCTTGTTGATGCGCTGGACAATTTCCTGGTGGTCGAGAGGGTACATGTCAACGTCGATTGCGCCCCACAGGCAGGTGTTTTCTTCGTTGATCGGGACAACCCCGATGCTGACCTCACCTTTCAGATGAGATTCGAAAACGGCCTTGGTCCGTGGTTCGCGGACAATTTTGTAATTGCCCTGCTGCTTGCCGTTGGCATCCTTTTTGGTCAGATCAACAGCACCATAGGCGCGGTCGAGACCACGGAAAACGCGAGCAAATCTATCTGTGACATCCATGACGGAAAGAGGGGGAGGATTTCTCCTCCCCCCTCATCCATTCAAGCTAGAAAGGCACGTCGTCTTCGGAGAGGCTATCCCCTTCCTGGACGTGCTGGACCTTTACTGCCCCGGTCATGATCGATTGTGCAAAGAGCTTGGCCTCGGCATAGAGGGTTGGGTCCTCGATCTGGGAATCCTTGGAGACCTGCCAGCCGTGCCAGCTACCGTTTTTGTTCTCCTCGCTGACCGACTCAAGATGCCAGATGTGGCTCCATCGCGCCGGGGTGAAAAGGACGCCCTTCCCGTCCTTCATCTTCAGCGACTTTATCGCGCTGTTCCACTGCTTGGACTTCTTGAACTGCGTTGCCTTCATGGGCAGCAGACACTGCTGCGTCATGCCGTCCTCATCGATGACGAGGACGTAATGCTGCGCGGTTCTTTCAAGGTAGCGCCCGGAGCCATCAACGACGTAGTCCTTGTTGTCGTCACCCCGCTCGGTTTTCGGAAGCGTGTCTCCCGGAGAATAGATGGCGTGAGGTGCGCCGGTCCCGGAGCCGCGAGGTTCCCACTCGATGTACTGCAAGGTGTAGGCGCAGTTGACCACGCGAATGCCGTCGCTGCCCTTGACCACCTCCTTGGTGACCGTATTGAAAAGGTCACCGGCCTTGGCCTTTTCGATGTCATCCAGTTCCGGCGACATCTTTTGCAGGATCTTCAGAAACGGGATTGCGAGGTCTTCTGACCCCAGCCCATCCACTCCAACGCCCGCGTCTTCTGCGAACATGTTGGCCTGCATCACGGCAACCTTGTTGCTGTTGCCGTTCTTCTTCGCCACTGCTTTTGCCATTATTTGTTCCTCCGAAGGGTGGCTCTGCGGCCTACCCACAAGTTGAAAATCGACGGTATGGAAACACCCGCCTCGACCATTTCACGTGCCCAACCGCGTAGCGTAGCGGACTCAACCTTTCTCTCTTCCTTGAATGGGATTCCAAGTTTTTCACAAAAGGCCCGGATTTTCTCCAGCAATTCATCATCGCCGCGACCAAGCACAATAGTGAGGATGTGTTTCGTGATATCGCCGTAGCCTCCCTCGTCAAGCCACGCGTGGGCTTCTGGTCGGTCGGCCTTGTTGATGGTCGCGGCAATCGTCTGTTTGACCTCAACCTGTGCGCCATCGGTCAGAACCAGTTTCTCGAATCCGAGTTCCTCCATCGCCTCGGGCAAACGCTCCTCGGTGATGGTCCTCAACTCGCGCTTTTCGTCCTTGAGTCGCTCTTCGGTCACAGCGACCTGTTGCTCAAGAGCGTCGACCTCTTGAGCAAGGCGGGAGACGGCACTAAGCTTGCTGTCATCGAGATTGTTGATGCTGTCGGATGCAGCCCCAGCATCAGAGGCCATTTCAGTCAGTAGATCGTTCATCGTGGTTCCTCTTTCGTGGTTCGTGTTTCAGGTAGTTGACATACCTACCGGGAACCTATATATGTGAAGAGATGGGTGATTGCAAGAATAATCTTATCAAGGACTACATTTTTTTCACGAAGCCTTATGCGCACCAGCACGAGGCGTTCGTGGCGAGTTGCCACACTTCTGTCTATGCGCTGCTCATGGACATGGGCACCGGCAAGACAAAGGTCGTCATCGACACGATCGCCTTCAATTTTGAAGCAGGGTTCATCAACTTCGTTCTGGTGAGCGCCCCCAAAGGTGTTGTCGAGAACTGGATTGCCGAGATAGAAAAGCATCTCCCGGAGCGCATTCCCAGAAAAGTGGTGGTGTGGAAACCAAGCCTGACGAAAGCCAAGCGCAAGGAGTTGATGGAGCTTTACGGAGACTCCGACGAACTCAAGATTCTGCTGATGAACGTCGAGGCATTCTCGACCAAGAAAGGCGTCGATGTTGCGGCGTTCTTCGTCAAGAAATTCAAGGTGATGATGGTGGTGGATGAGTCCACCACCATAAAGAACAGAAAGGCCAAGCGCACCAAGGCGATCTGTGCCGTGGGCCGTGGTGCCGTGATGCGGCGCATCCTGACAGGGTCCCCCGTCACGAAGAGCCCCATGGACCTGTACAGTCAGATGGAATTCCTGGAACCCGGCATCCTTGGTTTCATAAGTTTTTATGCCTTTCAGGGCCGCTATGCCATCGTGCAGCGCCGCACCCTTGGGAGCCACTCATTTAACCATGTCGTCGGGTTCCGCAGGTTGGACGAGCTAACGGAGAAGCTCCAGGAACATTCCTTCCGCGTCCGCAAGGAGGACTGCCTGGATCTTCCCGACAAGGTGTACATGTCGCGGAGCGTGGAACTGACGAAAGAGCAATCGGACGCCTACGTGCAGATGAAGCATCTGGCACTGGCGCGGCTCGACAATGGCGAACTGGCGACAACAAAGAACGTGCTAACACAGATCATGCGGCTTCAACAAATCTGTCTCGGGCATTTGACCGACGACGATGGCGTCGTTAACGAGCTGCCTTCGAACAGGCTCGACGAGCTTTTGAGCATTTGTGATGAGATACAGGGCAAGGCAATTATCTGGGCGACATGGACGCGCGACATTCGCTCGATTGCCGAGGCCCTGCGCGACCGCTTCAGCGTACCGGCGGTCGCAACGCTCCACGGGGAGACGCCGGATTCCGAACGCCAACAGATCGTGGAAACGTTCCAGGATCGGCAATCGGACCTGCGTTTTCTCGTGGGGCACCCCAAGACCGGGGGGTTTGGTTTGACTCTCACTGCGGCTAACACGGTGATTTATTACAGTAACTCATATGACCTTGAGCTGCGGGTGCAGAGCGAGGACCGTGCCCACCGGATCGGGCAGGAAAACAAGGTCACCTATGTGGACCTGCTGTCCCCCGGCACGATAGACGAGAAGATCGTCGGGGCGCTGCGGTCTAAGATCCGGATTGCCGATCAGATTCTGGGCGAGACTGTCAGGAAGTGGCTAGACTAGCGCCCATGTCTTTGGAGCCATGCGTCCATGCCTTCTAGTGGGTCGCGCTCCAAGCGTCTGTTTAGTTCCATCAGGGCGGCTCCCTGAGCTGGATGTGCCGCAGCCTCACGTGATTCTACTTCCCTGGTCTGGAACCAGGTTGAATAACCGGTGGCAAAAGGATCTCGCTTCGTCCCTCCTGGCCGTAGAGACCTTTGGTAGCGATCCGGGATATACCCCAGTTTTTCTCTTTCACCAGAGGTGGCAGGTTGATAACCTTTTTTAAAAAGCCGCTCTCTGTTATAGCGGTCCATTAAACGTGAATATGGCTCATCCACTATTACGCCGTGTTCGCCGGGACCGCTTTTGTAAGGTTGCCTCATCGTTAATAACCTTGGATAATCGTACTTCTCATAATCCTCCAATCCAAAGTCGGACGGTCCGGCTTTACCACTAAACTCTGCATCCATATCGGCACGATGCACTGTTTGCCAAGTATCGCCCACATGGCGCAGTTCATGCGCTAAAGTTTGCATCTCTTCAAGAAGAAGTGCTTTCGATTCTGGGACCACTCCTAACTTCTGAGCCCGCAGCTCAAGCGGGTCCACACGATCAAAAAGAACAAAAGGCTGCAGGATTCCATCTTTGTACAGTAGTTTTTCCGCCGCTGTACGGTAATCCTCTGATGAGGGACCTTTAGGGAATGTCGCCTTGCTATATTTTGTGATTATCGCGCTGGCGGCGTAATCATTAGCCTCCATAGATGCCGAATATTCGTTACGGTCTATTTTTCCCGTTCGGAAATCAGCTAAGATTTGCGAGAATTCTTCAAGCTTTGCTTTCAACTCAGCTTTTTTACTAGCCTGCTGCCGTGCTCTCCAATTTTTTATCTCGGGGCGCTTTTTAGCCTGCTGTAAACCTTCCGAAGCTAGTTTTAAGATGTCCTGTTCCAACTTCCTTTTCGCACCTTCCGGTGGTTCTTCCGATAAAGTTATGTCACCCCAGATTCGGCTGGTCCAGCCCGCTGTGCCCGGTCCTGTGCTCTCGGGGCTGAAAGCTCTCGGTCCCACCAGTTCGGCACCGAGCGCTGCCTGATGATCCTGTTCCAGTATGTGAAGAAGGATCTCCTGTCTTTCTGGATCCAGGGTCTGGAGAAGGGCTGCTAGACCTTTTGGTTGGGAATTTTCTTCAGCCACTTACAGATCGCTCCACGTCTTACCGTCAAAGATGCGGGCGCTCTGGCGGTTATCTTCCTCGAGT